GCGCGAGGATCGAAGGTCCTCGCGCCCCTAGGCATCGCCTAACGCTTGATTTCAATTATTAGCAAGAGTAAAATAATCAACTGTAAAGTGTTCATGAGGTTCACCTCCTTGAAACGGTCGTTCATCGCAGTTTGTCTGTGATAAACTGTAGAAAGGAGAGGAGCCTCTTTTCTATTATGCTATAAGCAAAAACCTAACAGATCGCAGAGTATGCTAATTGATAGGTTCAAGCTAAGCGTGAATAGTTAAGTTTTAAGTTAAAGCGAAAATATTTCAAAGAGGAGAGCACAATATGCGTATACAAAATCTTGGCCCTATAAAGGATATCTCCGTAGATTTAAATAAACTAAATATATTTATCGGAAAAAACGGCACAGGTAAAACAATTACAGCCTACGCAATATACTCTTTTGTATATTGGTTTAATAATATATTTGAAGTGGCATTGTTTAATATGGATAATATTAAGCAATTTATTCGTGGGGAAGCATACGTAGTTAGAAAAGACCAACTTTTGGAGAATATTTCAAAAAATGCAGTTAATCAATTCAATAATTTAGATGACAAATATTTCATTAACTTCTTTAATAACAAAGGCATTTACAAACAAAATAATAGTAGAATAACTATTACCCCAAACGATGTAGCGTCTTTAATGATTCCAAAATCAAAAAGGCAAGGATGGTTCTATTCATGGCCTTACGTAGGTGAGACTTCCCTTAATAACGTTACAAATGCATCGAATACCAATAATGTTTTTAATGAGATTATATCCACATATAATTTGGAAAATGATACAATTGTGACTTATTTCTCAGTTGCTGGTCACGGAAGAAAACTAGACGAAGCTAATCAAGAAGCTCAATTAAGAAGTTTTAAAGAAGAAAGTAACCATTTAAAGAACCTAAACATTGTTAATCTAAGTTTAAAAAACGTTCTTTTTAAATTTTCTTCAGCTTATTTTCCAGCCGAGAGAATTGGAATTAATGTTTTTAGATCTGATTTGAATATTAGCAGGTTGAATAGGTCTAGTAATGTTAATGTGGAAAATAATAAAGAAGGTTCTCTTAAAAGGTATCCTTTACCTATTGAAGAATATATAAGTTATGTAAATACTCGTTTAATAAATGGACGAGGTGAGGGTACTGGCAACATTTTTAATAACGATCTAAAAGCAAATAAAATGGTTAAAAAATTAGTACCCGGAAACTTTAATTACCATCGTGATATTGATGCTGTTAAATATAGTTTGCCTAACGATGAAGGTGAGATGGATTTTGAGCTTTTATCAAGCTCCCTTAAATCTATTTTTGGGTTTGATTTATTCATAAAGTATAATGACCAAGGGGACTGGATGTTTATTGATGAACCAGAAATGAATTTACATCCATCTAATCAGCTGGTAGTAGCTAATTTAACATATAAATTATTCAAACATAATATAAGGAGCGTTATTTCTACTCATAGTGATTATTTCATAAAAGCTCTTATAAATTGTGTCTTGAGCGATAGAATAAACAATAGCGAGTTTTCAAACAATATAAATGTTTATGAGTTTAGAAAAGATAGTGTAGAAAAGTTGGATCATGTATTTGATATTAACGAAAGTGTAGATAATTTTGATGATACAACTAACGAAATTAATGCGAAATATTATGAGTTGTTGGAGAAAATAAATGAGAAAAGATAAATTAGATAAGGTTAAAACACATTTTAAAGGAGACTACCGAAAAAACAATTATCAGTATTGGTATAAGTGGTGTAAAAAATTCGAGACACTGTATCTAGATGTAAAGGAGAAAGATTATAATATAAGATTTACGTATAATCCCATGGACGACTATGCTTTGGGATTTAGAATTGAAAACTTTAAGCAATTTTATTTGGGAAGCAAAAATAATGGTCCCAAAGATAATGACTTAACTGTAATTGATGATAATATATATCAAATTGAGCTGAAGGATATAAAAAATAATAAGGGACAAAATGTTCCACAGCAATTATCTTCCGGATTTAATTGGGTAAAACATAATATTCTTTGGATTGCTGATCCAGAAGAATATTGCGGATTAAAAAGGGTATATAATATTTGCATTGATTTAAGAGAAGTACCTAAACAAACAAGGAATTCCAGAGTGTCGTTATCAAGAAAAAGTGTTCTGAACTTAAATAAAGAACATGAAGGGGGATATACAACAGTTACTTGGTGGGCCACAGAAAATTTTTCAAAATTAAAAATTTCGTTGAATGATATAATTGCAAAAGTGGTTGGAAGAGACGATTATCATAGCTTTAATAATTATGATTTCATAGATGGAAAAGACAAAAGAAACTTAATTGTAAACTGGAATGGGGATTCCGAAATCTGGTTATATGATAAAGCTAAAAGATACTTGGAGACAAACGGTACTACGCTAAAGGATTACTTAAAAAGTAAAGTAAAAGAATTAGCAGAAAAATGTTAGCTTTACAACAAAAGCATGCTTTTAAGTTATAAGGTAATTCCTAATGTGGAAAAATCTTATTCTTTAAAAAGCATGCTTTAATTATTTATGTAAGAACGTTCAAAAAGTCATAAAAAGTGAAAGATAAGTATGCCCTTATCACCAAAATTTTCCGCCGAAAAAAGCATGCTTTTTAAATATACAGCTTTCCGCCCGCGTAAGACTTCGCCGCCGGGAAAATTACCCCTTTGGCTGCCTACACTGCCAGCATATAGCGGGCCCGCCTTTTTTGCTTGCCGCCTTGCTTAAATCCTTTATAGCACCAAAAGCGCCGGGCGGTCTTAATAAATAGGTACAAAAATACCATTTATATATAGTAGAAAACTTTTTTGATTTATTTTACAAAAATTAGTTGACAACTTATAAAATAGTGATATTATATAGTCGTAAGCTAATTACTAGCTTAAGCAAGCCGAAATTTCAAATACTAGTTGAAAGGAGTTTCGGGCAATGCTTACAGCAGTAAGCGCCCTTTTAGGAATAGCCGGCGCCTATCGGTTAGCCTGTAAAGGCTATAAGGATTATTGGCAAGGGCAACGCTTAAAAGAAAAAGCCTTAAAAAAGCGGGCTAAACGCTTAAAGGCTTCAAATAAGTAATAACTTACATTTGGGAATCGTGGCGCGGTTCCCTTTTACGTATATATTATAGTATGAAATCGAGAAAATAGAAAGGCTTTAACAATGCTAAAAATTCTTATATATATAGTTATATGGCTAGTAGTCTTATATGTAAGCTATCTAATGATTAAGGCCGGTACAAAGGATTTAAAAGCAGCACGGAAAATCAGAAAAAAACTAAAAAAGTAAGGGGGTTACATTTTGCCAGCTAGAAAGAAGTACACGCCAGAAGAAGCACACCGCCGGCAAATTGACCGGGTCAACGAGTACAACCGGACACATAAGGCCACGGCGTACCGTAACCAAAAGAAAAGCCGGGCGCGGGGCTTTATAAAAAAAGACGCTACACGGGAAGAACTGCTGGAACTGCGCGGGCTGATTGATGAGCGACTGGAAGAATTGGGCAAAGATTAAGGCCGCCCGGCGCTTTTACTGGTATACTTATATAAGTAAAGGGGGGCGACAAATTGGCAACGGAAGCACAAAAACGGGCGTCGCGTACGTATGAAAAGCGAAACCCGGACCGGACGGGGTACGAAACTCTGAAGCGTAATGCGGTTAATTTTGCCGGTGCACTGGATAAGCAAGGCACCAAGGCACATCACTATGTAACCAGCCCTTATGGGGCCGACAGGTACGAGGACGACTTGAAAAGTCTTATCAGAACGGCGCGGGACACTTTAAAAAAGCTGGAACATTAAAATCCGGCTTTTTTTCTATTGACAATATAACGATACGTGATATTATATAGTTGTAGCAAGGGAAAGGTTAAGGCAAAACCATAAAGCCTAACTGGTCGGACAATCAAATATTTTTTACCAAATTTATAACGATACGTTATAAAGAAGAAAGGAAGATAAACATGAAAAAAGTAGAATTTATTGCGAGTGCGACGTTTATGTTTTGCGACAAAAAAGACCAAAGAGTTAGCGTCTGGGTTGACGGTGAGCCATTTGGTGAACTCCACCATGATGACGGGGAAGAATGGTATCTTCTCACTTACGAAAAAGGCTTCGGCGATAGTTTTATCGCTGACAGTGTCGTTTATTATGACGATCTGGAAGAAACGGAAGCCGAAATCAAAGCGGAAATTGAAAACTATTAAAGAAAAGGGGTAACAACAATGAAAATCAAAACTATCAAATTTCATTCGGGGCAGGCTGTAGCAGTTAACGCTTACTTAAATATCATGACTAACGCTTGCTGGGTCGTTTACTCACATGGAACGCCTGACTTAATGAAAAACACGTTTTTCAAGGACGTTATAGACCTATCCAATGACAAAATGGCGGATAAGGTAGGCCTTGCAAATGATATTCAAGACGAAATATCGGCTAAATATCAAGGACGGCAGGGGGCCTATTTGGAAGGCGATTTTAAGGACGTGGATATGCTTGATAAGTATGTATGGTTTGTTCACATTCATAATTCAGCGATTGAGCTTGTGCACGATTTACTAAGCTTCAGCAGCACGGATTTAACCATTATCAAATAAGGGGACGTTAAAAATGAAAAAAGTTATTTTGTTAGCTTTATTAGCATTGAACGCTATTAGCCTTTGGGGCTGGTACCAGTCAAATCAGCAAGCGAACGCTTACCGGGTCACGGCTTCACGAGAAGCAAGGGCGGCAAGGCGTTACAAATGGAAAGCAAAGTCTAACGCGCTTGTAATGCACGACGAAGCGGCGATCATTCGTGAGCTGAAGGGAATCAACTAAAAGGGGGACGTTGAAAATGGTTGTATTAGGTGAAACGTTGGAAAATCAGGAAAGATTTTATAATGATTTTGCGCGCAGTGAGAAAAAGAGGAAATATTTTTACATTTTAGTTACTTTGCCAGAAAAACGCTTTAAGCGGTGTTCGCTGACAAAAAGGTGGCGTGTACTTAAACACGTATCGAAAAGAAAACGGGGCATGGGTGCGAGAGAAAAAAGAATTTTTATTCGACTATATGGATTTTTATTGTGATGTTTTACTTATGCAAAACGGCAAATAATAAAAGTGAAAGGGTTACAAAAATGGCTTATATTTTTATCTTACTAGCCTTTTTCTTGGGCGTTGACTATGGTAAACACGGCGAAAAATATTGGTTTGATTAGGGGGCAAGCATGATGAAAATTGATTATATTTATACGGTGAAAGACTCTGAAAATGCTAGAAATAATAAGACTTTTAAAAATGATTGTGTGGCCGCTGAAAAATATTTGCACGAGCTTTTTAATAAAGTTTGGCGCCAATATACCACTTACACAAGCGACCGGTACGAAGAAAAATTCTTTTTAACAAAAAGCCGAGCGGAGTGGTCAACTGATAGAGTGCTGGAGCTTGTAACTACAATTGAGCCAGGCAAATAGGGGGGCTTTGACATGGATAGTTTATCAAGATTAAAAAAGTATTTTCGTGACTGTAAAAGCGGGGCCTTTAAGCTGATAGACCCGGGAGTTGGTCGCCGTACTTACTTTGAAAGCCGGGCCGATTACAAGGCTGTACTTATCAAGCTATTGGTTGCGACCGCCGCGCGCCTGAAAGTGTTGGGAGTACCGGTAACGGTGCTAGTTGGTGAAGATGAACAGAACAATAAAAAGGCCGCCTAATAAGGGCGGTTTTATTTTTGGATAATTTTGTAGAAACAGTTGCAGCTCTATATTCACGGGTATATAATATAGCTGTTAACTGGTACGGAGCAACGGCCGATTAATAAATCTAGCGTTAGACAGTTGCAAGCGTTGCGGATTGCTAGGCGGGTGATTACCATGGAAATACCTGCCGAAGTCTTAACGATAGGGGAGCGGGCGCCGTGAGTAGCGGCGACTGGATAGCCTATTTAAACTTCTTGGTGGCGTTGGCCGCGCTACTTTATGAGGTTTACAAGGACCAACAAAATAAGCGTTAACCAAGGCCAGGTTAACGCTTAACAAAACGCGAAACTAACGTTAGACTTTTGCAAAAGGGGCGGGCGCCGTATCGCTTGCCCTTTTTGACTACATTTATATTATAGCATTATATAAAGGCGGTGTATAGATTGGCTTACAGTGAAGCACAACGCCGTGCGACGGATAATTATCGGAAGAAGCACCGGGAGCATTCCCGATATTTAGGGGCGCGATCCGCGGCCAGGGGTTTTATCAGAAACCGGGCGACACTTGACGACCTGGAAGAGTTGGCGGCGTTAATCGAAACTAGGCGAACAGAGTTACAACAAGGCAAAGACTAATACATAGCACAAGGGCGGTTACTTATCTATTGGGACAGGTAGCCGCCTTTTTTTATTTGCGGAAAAATCGCGAAATAATCAGGACATGTATGGTGTTATATTGATAGTGTAAGTTATTGAGCGTTAGGGCGTTACTCGAAAGGGTAGCGCCTTTTATTATGCGCTGGTTAGCCGTGTAGGGCTTTGTGTAGCCCAATAGTGATAAAAGGGTATCGGTACAGCGCAAAACGACGGGGGCGTTATAGTGAGCGACAAGCGGTACAAAATGAATTATGACAGCTTTTACCATTCCAAAGAGTGGCAAGCGGTACGCCGCCAAGTGCTAGACCGTGACCACTACCTTTGCCAGGTATGCAAGCGGGCGGGGCGTATTACACCGGCTAGCACTGTACACCACATTACACCGTTACGGGTTGACTATTCTAAAAGACTTGACCCGGCTAACCTCGAAACGATTTGCCCGGCTTGCCATAACGCCGAGCACCGGGAACGGGCGCAAAGTTTAAAAGACAAGCGTGGAAAGATAAAGGCAGCAAGGCGGAACGACGTATTCACGTTTAGCGCTAATCCTGAAAGCTGCTAAAAGGGCCAAAATTGCACATGAGCGCAAAGCCAGGTACGGCAAGGGGTAACGGCTGAAAAGACGCTAAAAAGTGGCTGCCAGCGTGCAAAAACGGCAAAAAACACGCCCCCCGCCCCTAAAAATATAAATTTTAAATTCGCTAGGAGCGGTGCCATGCCTTACTTTATATAAAATTCGTTTTTCAAAACTTTTTTGCACGCCAAAATACATAAAAACAGGGCCTCCATTTTTGGAAGTCCTGTTTTCTTAGTCGGTTAACTTTCAACTTCACTATATCACAAAGTGTTGTACTGTCAAACCCTTATTTTTCAAGAGAAAGGAGGAGTCCTGAAAATGCCACAAACGGCTAAAAACGTTCTTCAATTAGTGTCTAACGGCAACTATAATCACAAGACCAAAGATGAGCTAAAGCGGCGTGCAAAAAATGAGGAAAAACTACAAGTTTCCTCTGAACATATGGACCCGCCTACTTATCTTGATTCGGGTGGCAAAAAGTTCTTTAAGTCGATTGTGAAGCTCTTTGAGGAAACAGATTTACTTAACGAAGCTGACATTAATGAAATTGCTCGTTACTGTGATCTAACTCAAGAGTATAAGTCGTGTAATCGTCGTCTTAAACGAAATGGACGGTTTACTGATGGAAAACCAAACCCAGATTTGCGAATGAAGTTACAGATCTCTGCTGAACTTGATAAGCTAGCAAAAAATTTGGGACTAAATCCAGCTGCCCGAGCGTCGTTGGCTATTAGTATGACCGATGAGCAAAAGGGAGACGATGACGACGACTTCTAATATTCTAAAGAAGAATCCGCTAGAGATGAACTATGCGGGTTTGACTGAATGGGTTGAAGCCTATATGAAGAATGAACGTGACCTTGGTCATGTGCTTTTGAAGCCTTCTCCCATTCTATTAACAACAATCTATGCAAAATTGGTCATTCAAGGCGAAATCATTGCTAATAAATGGGTTAAATTAGCTTGTGAGCGGCACTTGGAGGACTTAAAGCGGTCAAAAGAGGACCCTGACTTTCCTTGGAAATTTGATGAGGAAAAAGGCTGGCGACCGATTCGCTTCATTGAAAAGAAGTGTCATCCAACCAAGGGGAGCTTCAAGCATTTGGTTATGCAACCTTGGCAACACTTTGTTGTTGGTAGTATGTTCGGTTGGATTAACAAGTCTACGGGTGTTAGGCGTTACCGTGAAAGTCTTATCTTTGTCGCCAGAAAAAATGGGAAAACGGAGCTGGAGTCCGGGCTTGCCGACTATATGGCTGGTTTTGACGGAGAAAACGGTCCAAATGTGTACTTTTTGGCAAATTCGCAGAAGCAAGCTAGCTTGCTGTACGAAGGTTCACGTACGATGATTCAAAAATCACCATGGCTTTCAGATCGCTTTGTTCCTAATCGTAGTGAAATTCGTTATCCAAAAACCGGCGGTAAAATTCTTGCCATGTCTGCTGAAAAGAACAACAAGGATGGTGAGAACGTCCACTTCGCTGTATTCGATGAAATTCACGAATACCAGGATTACTCATTAATTAATGTCATGCGTAACTCTCGTGGGACACGAAAACAGCCATTAATCGTCTATATTACGACTGCGGGCTACGTTTTAGATGGTCCTTTGGTGGATATGGTCGATCAGGGACACGATACTTTGGATAATTACGAAGATGACATCAATAATCGAACCTTCTACTATTTAGCATCGCTTGATGACAAGGAAGAAGTCAACGATCCAAAGATGTGGGTTAAAGCAAATCCCAATATTGGGCTTATGCAACTTGCAGATATGATTACTGATTTTCAAAATGAACGTCGAGTACCTGCCCAGTTTGCAGACTGGCTAACCAAAAGGTTTAACATCTTCTCCGAAGTTGATGAGTTAAGCTACATTACACCTGAAATTTTACAAAAAAATACACGTCACCTTGATTTAGAGGAGCTCAGAGGTCGTGAATGTGTCGGAGGGTACGATTTATCCGATACAGAGGACTTTACATCGGCTTGCCTTGAGTTTCCTTTGGATGATGGCGGCGTTTTTATATTGGAACACTCGTGGATTCCACACGCCCGTTACGAACGTGATAAGAATCCCGAACGAATTAGGAAGTGGGAACATGATGGAGAAGTCACAATTATTCCTGGAGATTATGTCGACTATTCATACGTGCTTGATTGGTTTAATGAGCAAGCCCAAAAATACGACATCACGATTATAAGATATGACCCTGCAAAGGCAATTAGGCTTAATAAGGAGTTGGAGGAAGCCGGATTTGAGACGGATAAGGTTCGACAGGGCTTCTTTACCCTTGGCGGCGCCATGCAGAACTTCAAGGAGCTTCTTTTAGATGGCAAAGTCGTGTTTAACGAGCAATCGATGTTCAAATGGTACTTAAACAACGTGCATTTACGTCAAGACCGGAATGATAACTGGCTTCCAACCAAGACATCACAATCACGTAAGATTGACGGTTTTGCCGCTGCACTTGATGCACACGTTTCAGTAGTTGACATGCTGGTAGAACCTGATAATGGCGGGCCAGCATCCATGTATATTTCTTTTTAAGTGAGGTACCTAAATGAAATGGTTAGTAATTATTTTAACGGCAATGTTCACCGGCGCTAAGCTATGCGGTGCAATTAACTGGTCGTGGTGGCTAGTGTTCACACCGTTATTTGTATATGCGGGTTGGTTTTTACTGGTATTGACGCTCGCTGGGATTATCGGCCTAATCTGTGCCTTTATGGATGATAAGTAGTGATAATCCGCCAGAAAGGGGGTGGATAAATGGGATTGTGGAATAACCTCAAAGCAGTTTTCACTGGAAAGCCACAGCAGAGCGCTAGCAAAACGGCTGGGAATTGGAGTGGACCAGGGTATCACTTTAATAGTTGGGCAAATAATAATTTTTGGGGCATTCATAACAATGCTTTAACGACTAATGAAGAAGTGTTTGGGGTCATTAGCAGACTTTCAAATACTCTTTCAAGTTTACCCATTCGTGAGTACCACAACTATAAGGAGCAGCATGGTCAAGTATCTGACCTGCTCACATCAGAGGCTAACCCCTCTATGTCGTCATTTCAGTTAATTAATCAGTTAGAAGTGTCAAGAAATACAGAGGGGAATGCCTATGCGTGGATAGAGCGTGATGATTTTGGCGTTCCTGTGCATTTGTGGCCGATTGACCCTGGAACTATCACTGTAAAGCGAAATACGGATGATAACTCCATCTGGTATGAGGTAAGTAGCACTGAATATCATTTCTTAGTGTTCAACACCGAAATAATTCACGTAAAGCACATTTCACCTCTAACTAACGTTCTTGGTATTTCACCATTAGATGTCTTGCGGAACTCTTTGAAATTTCAAAAAGCAGTCGAAGACTTCTCGCTCAACGAGATGGATAAAAAGGATAATTACATTATTAAATATGACCGTTCAATTGATCCGGAGAAACTCAAAGCGTTAATTCAGAACTTCAAGGACATGGTTAATAACAATGGTGGAGCGATTGTCCAAGAAAAGGGATTTGACATTGACCGTTATGAAAGTCAGTTTCAGCCTGGCGACCTATCCACAGCGAGCTCCATTACTCGCTCTCGGATAGCGACAGCATTCAATGTACCATTATCATTCTTAAATGAATCGTTGGATAACGGAAACGGGAAGTCAAATGAACAAATTATGGCACAGTTCGTAGAAATGACATTGCTCCCGATTGTAAAACAGTATGAATCAGAATTTAACAGGAAGCTCTTAACACGGAACCAACGTGCTAAGGGCTTTTATTTTAAGTTCAATGTGAACGGCTTACTTCGTGGTGACACGGCGGCACGGACTAACTTCTATCAAATGATGATTCGCAATGGAATTGCTAGTTCTAATGACTTGCGAAAGTTAGAAGAATTACCACCATCTGATGCCAAGAATGCCGACCAGCTATGGATTACTGGCGACTTGTACCCGCTTGACTCTGATATTTCAGAACGGCAGGGGAAAGCATTGAAAAACTTAGTTTCTGACAATGCCACAACGAAGGGAGGTGATAATGATGCCACAAGCAACGACGCCCAAGTATCTGACAGTTAAGCAAGAAGCAAAGAATAGCTCAGCAGAAATGTACATTGACGGTGCAATTGTCACTGATGAATGGGAAGATTCTGACACGTCTGCTGCGGGTTTTCGGGACGCATTAAAGTCACTCGGGGATGTTAAAAATATTAATCTTCACATTAATTCTCCCGGTGGTTCTGTTTTTGAAGGAATTGCAATTTATAACATGTTGAAGCAACATTCAGCACAAGTAAATGTGTATGTAGATGGATTGGCTGCATCAATCGCAAGCGTTATCGCAATGAGCGGTGACGCTATTTTTATGCCTTCAAATGCAATGATGATGATTCATAATCCGTGGACCTATGCAGCGGGGAATGCCAACCAGCTACGGAAGCAGGCCGATGACCTTGACCAGATTACGAAGTCTAGTATTCAGACTTATCTTGCAAAAGCAGGCGACAAGCTTGATGAAGATACGTTGAAAGACCTAATGGATAACGAGACATGGCTAACGGCCCAAGAGGCTGTCGACTATGGACTAGCAGATGAGGTTATGGAGGCAAATAAGGCTGCTGCATCAATTGACCAGCGGTTTGCAGAACGTTATCTGCATATTCCTAAACAGCTGCTAGTTAAAGATGGGCCGAACAAAGGACCTGAACAAAAACTAGCTAACGATAAATTACAAAAGATTCAAAAGAGCGCTTTGGAAAAATCCAAGGCGCTTTCTATTTCAATCGATCAATACAAGGAGGAATTACGTAATGGATCTTTACACAATGAAGACTAATGCCCTGAATATTGGGCAATCATTAAAGGCCGCTAACGATAAGTTGGCGGAAATCGCTGTCGATCCCGCATCGACTCCCGATGACATTAAGGCACAGCAAACGAAGGTTAACAGTTTGCAAGAACGGTATGACACTACGAATAACCTGGTTAAGAAGCTGGAAGCAGAACAGAAGGCTAATCTGACCAAGGTCAAGGTACAAGAATCAACTAAGAAGCTGTCCGACGACCCAAAGGAACGTATGGTTCAAATGGAAGCGGCTTGGATTCGGAAGACCGTTCGTCCTGATAATGCTTCATTCCAAGAAAAGTGGAATGACATCAAGCAGGAAATGAAGGACGACCAAGCTTCTAATGGCGGCAAGCTGTTACCAGTAAATGTCTCTAACCAGTTGGTTAGTGAACCGTTTGCTACTAACCCACTTCGCCATATGGAGACAGTATCGACCATCACTAATCTAATTCTTCCACGGATTGCCTTTGACATTGCAGATGATTCATTCATCAACGATGGTGACATTGCTAAGGAAATGGACCTCAAGGGTGACCAAATTACCTTTGAACGGCACATGTTAAAGGTACGTGCAGGCATCTCTGACACGGTTCTGCTGGGCACTGACACCGGCCTTGTTGAATACGTCAACAATGCTTTGGCTTCCGCCCTTCAATTAAAGGAACGGAACATGGCCCTGGGTACTTCTAATCCTGCTGGCTTGGAACACATGAGCTTCTACGACACCACGACCGTCAAGATTAAGAAGGTTTCTGGCAAGGACCTGTTCCACGCTATCCGTAAGGCTTTGGCTGACCTGGACGACGCTTTCCAAGACAATGCACAAGTTCTGATGACCCGGAACGACTACTACGAAATGCTTGATAGCTTAGCTAACAACTCAGCAACGTTGTATCAAGCACAACCAGAATCAATTCTGGGCGCACCAGTTGTATTCACTTCTGCTGCAACTACTCCAGTTGTTGGTGACTTTAGTTTTGCACAATTGAACTATGAAATCTCTAGTTCATTGTACGAACAATACAAGGATTACCAAAAGGGTATGAACTACTTCCAACTGACTGCTTGGTTTGACCACCAGATTAAGTTGGCTAGTGCATTCCGTCTGGCTACGGTTGACAGTACGTCGTCAAAATAGTTTCCCCGTCAGATGACGGGAAGAAGAACCCGTCACCTGCACAAGGCGGGGGCGCTTCTTCGGGCGCAAATGTAGATAAACAATCTAAGGATAATAAACAGTCCACACCAACGGATAACAAACCTTCTGAACCGGTTGAAAGTAAGCCAGCAACACCTGACACGTCAGCTGCGGCGCAGGCGGATACATTCGATCCAGCTGGTGACGTAAAACCGACGGATGCACAGACTATCCCGGACATTAAAGCATGGCTTGATGCACACAGGGTGACTTATCCATCCAACGCTTCTAAGGGCGATTTGCTAACCCTGGTTAATCAACACTAATAACAAAAGGTGGTGATATGTATGTCGATTAAGAATCTACTGGGAACAGTGACTGATGATGATTTGCAACTAACCAAGACCTCGCTGCGGTTAGAACCAGATGACACGGAAGACGATATTCTTCTCCGAATGCTGATTAAAACTGCCCGGAGAGACATTATTGGACAAATTGGAGAGCAAATTGACGACTTTTTTGATGATAACGAAGTCTTTAAAACAGCCGTGCTAGTTGAGGTAGGGCATTTGTACAATCATCGTGATTCAACGTCAACTCAACAAGAGTTTGAGGTTCCAATGGCACTGTATTCCTTGATTAATTCGATGAAAGACGATTATCGCTACCGGTTATATCATCAAGCACAGGTTAATACTGATGGTGAAAGGGCTGGAAAAAACACAGAAAAAGATTCGAGCTTCGCCTCGGGCAACAAATTAAAGAACGAGCCAGCAAACTCACCACAGGATTCAAACCTTATGAACGAAGAAGGTGAAAACAATGGCTAAAGGAATTAATCCGGCTCGAATGAGGATGCGTTTAACGTTTGGCAAAATAGAATCCTCTGGCGATATTAATCCGAACACAGGGGAAGCGATGGATAGCTTTACCCCAAAATTTACAAAATGGGCTGGGAAATGGACTATTTCGCAAACGCAAGCACTCACATTGGCCGGAACTAACATCCGGGACGCTGTTGTTTTCTTCATTCGTCATGATGAACGAGTTACAAGTGATTTCCTTATTCAGCGGGGAGACAAAACGTATACGATTGACAGTATTTCTTATGATGATGGTCTGACCCCAGATGGATTCGATTTAATCACTTGTCACCAGGAGGTTGAAAATCATGCCTAATGAGGTTCAAGGACGTATGGACGAAGTATTCGACAAGATGGCAAAAGGCATGACTCGTCAACAGCGAATTAAAGCTAATGACAAAGCCATGGATTTGTTTGAAGAAAGATTCAAAGAGAATTTTCTTCGGTCGATGAATAACCATGGAGAATCAATCTTGCGGACTTTGACTCGTGAGAAAACGACTGGTGGTACTGTTGCCATTGGTTTTTCTAAGCAAGGTAAAAAGGCATATTTAGCTCGCTTTCATAATGATGGTTGGGTACCACGAAATCAATATGGTGGGCCGTATCCTGTCCACGGTTCTCAACCAATGGTTTATGGAAAGCACTTCTGGGAAAATACCGAAGAAGAGGCTAAACACGGTGATCTTGGCAAACGGATGAGTGAGCGTGAGATTGAATACTGGAAGAAAATTATGGATGACAAGGCACGTGGGGGTGGTAATTAATGACCCCTACTGCTAAGGTTGTTAGCCTGCTTAAACAAAATTGTGATAAGCTGCCAGGACTTAAGCCAGAGCACATTCATGCTTTTATGATTAAGCCAAATGATTGGTCAAAGACCGATTGTGTTGTGCGAGTGTCTGAATTACCTGCCGGTTCACATGAGTATGGAAACCTTAATCCTATTTCAGTGCGGCGTGCCGTACAAGTCGAATTTTATTATCCAACAAATTACACCAAAGACATGGGCTTAACTGAGAAAGCGGTTAAGTCCTTTTTGTTTGCTCATCGTATTCGTTGTGAATCTGACGCTGGTCATGTAATTACGCCAGATAACGGAAACATCGAGAATACGTTGAAATTTAATTTTACAGAGGAGGAAATATAGCATGGCTTCTATTGGTTTGAAGATGGTCTACGTCGGTATCAAGGATGCTGATGGTAAGACTGTCGTTGATGCAACCAAGGGGTTGTCCGACAAGGGTGTCTACCCAATTGACACCAACAAGGACCACCAGAACTTGGGTACTAAGACGGCTAACATCACAGCTCTGTCTGGTAACCCAGTCAAGATTACAGGAAACAACGAAGTGGTAGACGTTACTAATCCACCATCGAGTCCACAAGTAGCATTTGATATGAACGCAATTAACCCAGCAGTTCGTGAAAAGCTATTGGGACGTGTATCTAACGGGATTGGTGGCTACACCGATGGTGATAAGCCGGTTGATTGTGGGGTCATTATTGAATCTCAGCAACCAGTAACGATGACGTCGGTATTCTTCTGCTTCGGACGTGGGAACTTTAACGAAACAACCCACAACATTGGTACTGATACCGATACGGCAGAAACTCGTGATGATGACACTCTGACGTTCACGTCACTTGGTTATGACGGATTTGGTGGCAAGCCATTTGCCATCTTCTATGAAAGCGACCCTAATTTCGACAAGCAGAAGATGATGGATCTAGTATTCCCAGGTCAGCAACTAGTTACTGCTGGCCATGATGGTACGCAAGATAGTTCATTACATGGTGGCACTGTCGAAGCCCCTCACGGTTCGAGCGACGTAGGATCAACGGGGCACTAACCCAAGCGGTACACAGGGAAATATCTAACCCCACCAGCTAAACCAACTTTAGCTGAGTCAAGTGGGGTCACCCCAACGGAAGTAATTATGCCAAATGGTGATTCAAAGCCGTTAATAAATTAGCGTAGTGAAAACGAACAGAGACGAGAATTTGTGAGACGAAAGAAAAAGGAGAATTCAAATGTCAAAAGTAGTTAAGTTTGATGCCAAGAATATGCTGGGCAAGGATTTTGAAGTAATTGACTCATTTAAGAACGTCAAGAAAGTAAATGCAGGTGTTCGGGGCATCTTTGAGGCCATTGACGAGTACGAAACTAAGCAGACTAAGGCTCATAAGCCAGTAACTATGATGGACTATCAGGATATCGTAGCCAGTCGTGTTATTGAAAATACTGGTGCCTTATTGGGGCTTAGTAAGGAAGACACTGCTAAGTTGGAAGATATGTCATATAGTGACGTGTTTAAGTTCTATTCCAAGGTAGCAAACGACTTCTTAGATATGGATATTCCGGATCCATCTGCTATCAAGAGTGTTATCCAAGGCGGTAGCGAAACGGAAAAGAAGGACCCAAAATCCAGCGAAGGCAAATAGTGTACGACCTTAAAAACCTAGACGAAGATATTGATTATATCGGTCAGCAAATGCTCCAACAGGGTGTTTTGCCAACCGATTTTTTTGAAACTTCATTTAGCGATTTTATGGCCGTTCAAAACGCTAAGTCGCGTAAAGACAGAGTAGTGGACCCGTTCAAGCTTGCTATGTCAGCGGGTGGTTTCACTTCTCTTTGACAATCGCCAATAGTGCGAAATCTGGAGGAAAGGAGGGAACTGAATGGCTGAAACAATTGAGGGTTATCGTTTCACGGTTGACTTGGACGATCGGGGGATGCGGACTAAGCTATCTGACTTGGCTAAAGAAGCGCGGACATTAAAGTCCATTATGCGGGCCAACTTCAACGAGAATATGTCGGTAGGTAATTCTTACCAGGCTTTTTCTCAAAAGATTACTGACGCTAATCGGGCAATTGAACAGTACAACATATCCATTAAGCAAGCTCAACAAGACATCAAGGAATTACCTGAACGTCTTGAAAAGGCTAAGGAAGAGTACAACAAGCTTACTGATGAGCAAAAGAAGAACAGTGAAGAAGGTCAACGACTAGCTAATGAGATGAAGGACCTTGATAGTAGGCAATTATCGCTTATTAACAAGATTCAGAATTATCGTAACCAGATTTCTAGCTTAAATCGTGTAATAGCTGACGCAGAACGTCACCAGCAAAACTATAATCGGACGCTAGAACAATACCGTGCAGTTTCTGCTGGCATGAGTTCTGCTATGTCCTCATACAACAGAATGCTTGAAGAATCCGGTATGCGGGCTTTGACCACTAAGGGTCGAGTGTCTCAGTTAACGGAACAGCATAAACTGTTGAGCCGTCAGAGCCAGCTGGAAACGGCGCAAGCACGGAAACTGCAATCTTCGCTTGCTACCTTGCAACAAAAATACGTTTCAAGTGCCGCCGCTGTCCGTAAAGCAGCTGATGCTCATGGAAAAGAAAGTGATGAGTACAAAAAGGCAGCAAGTGCGTATTCCTTGGTTCGTTCTAATATGGAAACCGCTACTGCGGATATGCAGAAGCAGGTTGCCGCCTCTGCTAAAGTTACTGGTCAAGTAATGAAGATGCGGTCAGCAATCAATTCGGTGGGCACTGGTCGCCTTGGATCTGTTGCAAGAGCTTTTAACAACATTGATACACGTGTCCGTGCCGCTACCTCTCATACCCGAGCATATGCTAACTCACTTAAAGGAAGTTTAATGGGTGTCAGCATTGGTGTTACTGCCTTTGGTGCTGGCGTGGGTAAAGCTGTATCCATGTCTATGCAGTTGCAAAACCAGTGGGTAACAACTAAGAACTTACTCCAAACTGGTGCTAAAAACGCATCAGAAGCTCGTGAAGAAGTAGGAAAACTTTCCACAATGGAACGAGATGCCCGTAACTACTCTAAAGAGTATGGGTATTCTCAAAAAGAAATTGCTGAACAGTACACCGAACTTGTTAAACGTGGGTATTCTGCCGGTCAATCTATTGGATCCATGAAAGCCATGCTCCAGGCGGCCCGTGCTTCTGGCGATGATTACGCCGATGTTGTTAAGAATGTTTCGAGTACACTTGATGCGTTCGATTTACGGCAAGGAAGATCCACAAAAGAAGTCGTTGCCAACTCAAAACGGGTAACTAACGCTATGGCTTACGCTGCTGATATGACGGCTACGGACTTTCAAGATATGGGAGAAGCGATGAGCTACGTTTCTGCTTCTGCTCACCAAGCTGGACAATCTGTTGAGGTAACTACAGCCGCCATTGGGGAATTGAGCAATGCTGGTATTGAAGGTACTCGTGCAGGTGTTGGCCTGCGTAAAGTATTTAACTCGCTTACTTCGCCTACTGCTGGTGCAACGGCAGAACTGCAAAAGTATGGTATGACCATGGACGACTTCAAGACCAAGAGCGGTGCTTTGAAGTCACTTCCTGAAATCATGAAGACCATCAATGAACACACTAAGAATTTGGGTAAGGCTGATAAAGCGGCGTTCTTTAAGGCAGTCTTTGGTACTACTGGTCAACAGGCGGCCATGGTTCTGGCACAAAACGCAGAGCAGATGCAAAAACTCGTTGATGCTGAAAAGAAGGCCGAAAAGAATAACTATGTTCATCAATTAGCCGAAAAGAACATGGCTACTACTCAAATGCAGTTGCAAAAGCTCAAAACGTCCATCCAGGATATTGCAATTACGATGGGTAATAAACTCTTGCCTGCAATCAATGACGTGGTTGCTGGTTTCGGTAAATGGGAGTCATCTAAAGCAGGCCAAAAAGCGATTGAAGATTTCGGCAATGCTGTTGCAGGTGCTGCTAAGGCCATTGGTCGAAACTCTGGTTCAATCATGTCCTTTATCGGTGGATTTACTGAGGGACTTTTGGGCGTAATTACCCCTGTTGCAAAATTTGCTGGTTGGATCGGTAAGATGGCTGGCGGTATTGGCAAGTTTTTTGGCTTGAGTGATAAAGTACCACAAGCAGCTGGTATTGTTACAGGTGCGCTTGTCGGCATTATTGGAACTTTTAAGCTCCTCCACACAACTATCAGCGGAGTCAATGCTGTAAAAGATGATCTAAAGTCAATTGGTGTCATGAAGGACACGACTGCTCAGCTTGAGACACAAAACGGACTTTATGAGCGGATGATTCAGCTTCAAGAACGCTCACTGGCACTTGCGGAAGCACAGGCTAAACAACAGGGAATTGATACTGCAAACCTGAGCAAAAACACAACAGCAGAAAATGCTGAGAGTTTAGCAACTGATATTCCTACTAGCGGTAAGAATGAGGTTACTAAAGATGTAGCTAAAGGAGCAGAATCGGCTGTTGTTGCGTCAGAAGCTGAAAAAGCCGCAACAGCGGTCGGAGGGCGCTCTGGCAGTCGTTTTCTAAGTGCCTTTCTTCTAAAGGCCAAAGGGCTAACAAGAGGATTGCTAGGTCTCGTTTTACCGGAAGGCTTTTTAGATCTTGGAAGCAAGGCTGGCAGCAAACTTGCTCAAGGCATTGCATGGGGAGCTAAGAAAACGGGCTCTCTAGTCATGAAACTACTTCGGCCTATTGGTAGGCTAGGTGGCAAAATTGGTAAGTCATTTGCCAGTCTTTTTGTTAAGAGCGCTGGTGGTATTAAGAGCGTTGTGCGCTATATTTCAAATAGTGCGTTCGGAAGGCTTGTCGGTAGTTTAAAATCTTTTACCGCTAAATGGGTTGTTCCAGAGACGTGGCGTAAAGCAGGACAAAAGGCCGCCAGTCTTTTCGTACGTGGCTTTAAGAGTGTGAAACTCTCACGCATTAACCCTAAGAATCTCTTCCGGGGTACTGAGAGAGCTGGTGCAGAGGCTGGGAGCAGGGCTGGAGCTTCCATGATTGGAAGTTTTACGTCCAAAGTTAAGGGTGCTAAGCTAACAGGCGTTGGAGCAGGATTAGCCAAGAAGATTGGTGGACCATTCATGATTGCTTTAGGCGCCATTGATATTATGCGAGCCTGGAATACGAGCAAGCACAAGGACCGCGCTAAAAACGTTGGTGGTGCAATGGGGAATTTAGCCGGTATGGCCGCTGGTGGTAAGATTGGTGCCGTTTTAGGTTCATCGGCTGGACCGATTGGTACGGCTGTTGGTGGAATCTTAGGGGCAACAATCGGTGGTATTGCTGGTACAAAAATTGGCAAAATACTTGGCCCATCATTCGCAAAGCTTTGGAAAGGTACCGTAAAAACATTTGACTTGGTTTTTAAAAAGCATGACTGGAAAGGCATGATGAGCAACCTCGGCAAATCTTGGAAATCTTTCTGGAACGGTATGGGAAACTGGTGGGATGAAGTAATCGGCAAGAAAACTTCACACCCTAAAAAGTCATCAAGTTCTAAGTCCTCATCACGTACTTTTAAGTCGTCAAGCAATGTTAAATATTCTAAAAGTGATATTGAGAACTTGAAGAATATGACTAAGGCAATTGGAGATTACAAAGCCGCACTTAAAGGGCTAAAGTCCTACGTTAAAAATAATGATCCTTCAAAACAGATGAACTCAATGGTAAGCAACATGAGTAAATCTGTTAAGGGGTGGGATAAGTTAGCAAGACCTATTAAGAAAATTGGTGATGCTTTTAAGACCCTCTCTAAGTTTGCGGGATCCATGGCGAAGTATGATGCGTTTAAAGCACTTAATGATGATTTGCCAAAACTAGAGTCAACGCTTTCTAAGAGTAAAATCGGCGATAAATTAAAGGACATTAGCAGCTCCATCAAAAGTTCGCACATTATTGGCCGGATGCAAGACTTAACCAAAGAAGTCAAATCTGATACCAGTAAGTGGAAAGCGTTCGCTAAGCCTGTCAAGACCGTGGGCTCTTACATGAAGGATTTCGCTAAAGCTTTGGATTCAATGGCTGGCAAAGGCAGCTCACTACAATCCTTCATTGGCTTGTTGCCTCAGCTAAGCGATGCCTTAACTAAAAATGACATTGCTGGGAAGTTGAAAACGCTAGGCAAGGGAATTAAAGATTCTCATGTTGTTGGTCGCTTGAGCGACTTAACCAAGGAGCTAAAAGACGACACCAGTAAGTGGAAAGCGTTCGCTAGTCCTGTTAAGACGATGGGATCTTATATGAAAGACTTCCAAAAGGCCATTTCTAGTCTAAGTGGTAAAAACAGTTCACTTGCTACGTTAAACGACCAGATTCCGACGCTTACAAGCACCTTGAAAAAGAACGACCTTGGTGGCGAGATTCAATCGCTTGCTGGAAAAGTCAAGAAGGCTAACTTAGACAAACTGCTATCTAGCCTGTCCGGTTCTGGGAAGAAGAAAACAGGCTCGCTGAGAAACTTTGCCAAAGATATTTCTACACTTGCTTCTAATTTGAAGAAGTTTAATTCTCAAACTGGCAGCTTTGGCGGGAAGAAAGACCACGTTTCTAGCATGGCGAAGGACTTCGAGGCCTTGCAAAAGGTTCTTAGAAAACAAAATATTGGTAGTTCTCTTAGAAGGATGGCTTCTGATATTAAAAAATCTAAGATTGATAAAGAGCTTTCTTCAATTAGCAAAAGTGTCAAGACTTCTGCTAAGGATTGGAAGGGTTTATCAAAGCCAATTGTTACGGTTTCAAAGGCTTTTAAGACTTTGAATTCTGCCGTAAAGGGTCTTGCAGGAAGCAAGAAGAGTGGCTTTACTAAGTTAACTTCTGACATTAAGGACCTTTATCGGACAGTTCGGAAGTACCCATTTGGTAAGCAAATTGCTAGTCAAGCATCTATCGCTAACAATGCTATGAGTGGGAAAAAGGCTGGCTTTATCGGTCGATTTACCCAAGCGACTAACCAAATGACCCGTGCTTTACGGAACTTTGGCCGCACGTTTAATCGTGAATGGAAAGGTACTTGGAAGGGATTATCTTCCCCTGTTGAGCGTGAGCTTAGCTCTGCTGAACGTGCAGAGGGAAGCCGGTTAGACGCCATGGAAGATAAGCGTTCAGATTTTAGTAGCACTTTTCTCAAAGGCTGGAAGAGCTGGATTGATGACGTGGTATCAAGCTTCAAGAGTGGCTTTAATAAGCTTCCTGAATATGCTACCTCTGCCATGAAGGACATTGTTAGCCGGTTAAACAAGGGGATTACTGGTATCAACGCCGTTATTGGTGATTTTGGCGGTGATAAGAAGTTATCCGCTATCTCCTATGCAACTGGTACCAAGGGTGGCCACCCTGGTGGTCATATGCTGGTTAACGATTCAACTCGTCCGCATTACAAGGAACTGATCAAGTTCCCAGGACGTCCGTGGAGAATGTTTGAAGGTAAGAACGTTTTCATTCCTAATGCTCCAAAAGGAACCCAGGTTATTAATGGTGAACAGACCTTCGCTCTTAATAGTCGGGGCCTGTTACCTAAACTTGGTGTGCATGCCTATGCTAATGGTTCTTTATCTGATGAAGAGCAAGAAAAGCTGTCAGAGGAATTTGAAAACAACCCACAAGCAGCTTCTAAAGAATTAGTCCTGAAACTGACTAATTGGAGTTCCAACGTGCCTGTTGTGGCTGATCTTGGCCAAGCACTTGCTGTTGGTTTTTCACGAGGTATTGCTAATGTCTTGAAAGACTTGCTAGGCGAGGTCAAGGAACCTGTAAATGGTGACTGGACACCAGTTATTAAGTCAGCGGCAGCCAAGAGTGGTGAGCACGTATCTTCTGGTGATATTGCCCGAATTCTTAACACTATCAAGCATGAATCGGGTGGAGATGAAAAGATTACTCAGCCAGGCGCTGACCCTGATGGTGATGGGTCAGGACCAGCTAGGGGGTTACTTCAATTTAAGACAACCACTTTCCAACACTATATGGTTTCTGGACATGGGAATATTTATAGTGGATTTGACCAATTGATGGCACTCTTCAATGATGCAAATTGGCGCGGAGATCTTCGATGGAATGGTGGTTGGTCGCCATCTGGCGGGCGTCGTCGAGCAAATGGCGGTTTAATGTTTGGCGAACAGCTTTACCATATTGCTGAAAACAACAAGCCAGAAATGATTATTCCTCTGGACATCAATAAACGTCCTCGGGCATTATCGCTAATTGATAGTACCTTAGACACAATGGAACACGATGGCGGTGGTACTGGTGGTTTGCATAGTCGTAGTAGTATAAGCGATGGTGAAACAACCACCTACCTCAAACAGGCGGTTGCTATCCTTGGCCAGATTGCTGGCCTTAGTGCACAGCAAATTGAAGCGATTATGAACATTAACCCAGGGACCGATATGAAGTCCCGCCGGCAACGTTCGCAATTCTATAACCAGTACGGAAATGACCAACGTATTCGTGATTATCAGGCATTTTAGGAGGTGAGTCAGTGCAACATCCAAAGTTACTAATGAAGATTGGTGATGGGGACGAGTTTAACATCGCTGACAAGGTCCCGGGACTGGAATACTTAGGCGACGATTCGACGGTCACTACCACCAACCAATTAAGTCAAGTAGCAGGCGTTGATGGAGCAATCTATCAATATAAGACGTTCAATAATTACCAGGTGCCGGCAAAGTTCTTTCTCCGCTTTGGCAACTGGCAGGCATTCAAATTGGCTAAACATGAAATTCAACGGATTTTCTCCACTAAGAAGATTATCAGGATACGCACGGATACCGAAACGGCAATCGTACGCTTTGTTTTAGCAAATGATCCGGAAATTCACCCTGCCGAAGATTTAGCTCATTATTCCTTGTTTACCGTCAATTTCGATAATCCATCTGGTTATCGGTACTCGCTTTTTAGAAGTGATACCATGTATGACTTTGCGAAGAGCGGCTGGCAGATGGGAATGAACATTCCTGTTGGGGAGAAGCTGAATTATCACTTTACGGATAAATCTTTTAAGGTTTATAACGCCTCTGATATTCCCGTGGATCCCTACTATGGAAACCATGATTTGAAGATTATTTGTAAATTTAACGGTGATAAATTGACCCTTACAAATAAAACTAACGGAAGCACTTGGACATATAACAAGGCGTCCAATGGGAATGATTCGATTGTACTAAACGGTATCAACACCACACTAAATGGCAAGGCGGCTAGTGTTAATACTGATTATGGGAACTTATCCTTAGAAACTGGTTGGAATGATGTTGAGGCAACCGGCGCAAATAGCGTTGACATCACTTTCAGTTTCCCATTCATTTATAGATGAGTAGTAATAAGGTTGTTGTTCGTGGCTTGAAAAGCGCCGGAAGCGAGCCACTGAATTATCAGGCAATCGATCCCGATAGTTTCTATATCGAATGGGATATGAACCAAACGTGGACTGTTCAGTTCACGGCTAAAAATGACCATTCTCTTGCTTACAGTATGCTTGACGCTCAGTCGTCCATCATTTGGGATGGTCAAGAGTTCATCATAAAGCAATGTGAGCCAGACTTTAACGGTGGTATTGAAACCAAGGATATTGTGGCTACTCATATCTATAACGAAATTAGCCGAATTCGGAAATACAAACAATATGTTGACCCGAACGACCCTAGTCACGATAAGCCCACTGACGTAAAAGTTGCGCCTGGTGAAAACGAAGACGCTGATACAGGGGATAGTGGTGACGATGATGGTCAGAAGACTGTTACCAAGCAACAAGATGGTAACAAGACTGTTACTACAACGGTTACAAAGAAAGATGAGAGTGAAAAGGAAGAAAATCAGATTGAGTATTCAGTTGATGACGTCCTGAAATTCTATCTTGAAGGTAACACACTGGGTTTTACCTGGCAGGTGATCGGTAACTTTGATAAGGCCCGTATTGAGGAACTTACGGATGGTAGCGGTACGGATATGCTGAGCAAAATCACCGACGCTTGGCCAAATGCCGTTATTTATCCTGATAACAAAAATATCAGGGTATATAGCTTGGATGAGTTTCAGAAAGATTATGGCAACCGCTTGGACTATCAGCACAATACTACTGAATTTAAGCTGACCTATGATTCAACTAATCTAAGCAATGAAGTGTTCTGTATTGGTGCTAAGTATTCAGTCGAAACCGATACTCAAACTCAGGTTTCAACTGGTGGCGATGGTGGCCCGGGGGCCGGTAAAGTTGCTAAGGACGCCCAAAAGTATATTGGTATTCCCTATGTACTTGGCGGGGCTGGGGGAACCCGTCCAGGTGACTACCATGCCGGAATGGATTGTGGGAGCTATGTATCACAAGTCTACTCAGATTTTGGAATTAGTATCCCAACTTACGTTCCGAACATGGTCCCATATTTTCACCAGGTAAGCACACCGCAAACCGGTGATGTTGGTATCTATTACAACGGCAGTCTTGCTTATCATATCTGTCTCTTCCTTAATAAAGACACTATTATTTATGAACCAGAACCAGGAGAAGCCTGCAAAATGGAGCCTGCCAGTTACTATTATCCAAGCATGGTGGGACGTAACGACCAAATGGCTGCAATCGTATCTGGAAATAGTGATGGTGGCGACGGCGGAGATGGTGATGACACTAAAGAATCCACCAAGACGGACGAGTTCTACTACTTTGCTCCATTTATGGCAAAGGTACAGAAGTCAATTGATCTATATGGTGAATATCCGATGGAGCCGCTGGAAGATGGCCGTTTTGACCATAAGGATGCAATGGAGAAGTATGCTATTTCAAAATTGCAACCAGACCCAGCTTTAACGGTTGAGGTTACGACCTACACGACTATGAAGCCAATTCCTGGTGATAAGATCCACTGCATGGTTCGTGACTTTGAATTATCCACGAATTTAGCGGTAGTTGGCTTTCAGTGGTACCCGTTCAGTAAGAGTAATTACTCAACATTCACACTGAACACGAATGCACAGAGCATTTTGGATTATCAGCATAGCCATCAGGTAAAGCTAGATAAAGTAGTGCAGAACATTAGCAATCAGTCAACTACCACCGAGCAAGGTATTAACAAGGGAGCGTGGACAGAAGCGGAGGTGACAACGTTTGGCAACAACTTTAACAACAATTGATGTTTCGGAGTGGCAAGACCCTGAAACAGTTGACTGGAACTCTTTAATTAGTCAAGGGCTCAAGTCAGTAATTGTCCGATTGTCACACGGATTTACTGCCGATAAAAAGGCTAGTGCATTTGTCAAAAAAGCACAGAGCCTTGACTTGATTGTTCATGGATACCATTTTTATGAGGGGAATACCGAAGAGGTATCTTTCTCAGTACGGAACGCTCAACAAATTGGTTTACCAAACGGGGCTCACTTCTTCTTGGATATGGAAGGAAACATTCCTGGCGATTGGCAAGCCATTCTTTACCAGTTTGCTCCTGAGTGGTTGCGGAACGGTTGGAAACCGGGCCTTTATTGTTCTGACAGCCCGTACAAAGCAAAATTTAATAACGCAAAACTCGTTTCGGATAAGATTACTAGATGGATTGCTTCTTATGATTATGAGCCTGCCAACTATGACGTGCGGCAGTATACGAGTTCTAACGGCAAATTAGACCTTGACTATGACAAGTCGGGTTTGTTGGAGGTTCCATATGAAGACGCGAAACATAAGCCTGATTCAAGTGGTTCGTCGACCGAAAACTTCCCGCCTCTAAGTCCTGGAACACCAACCGGTGATTCGTGGATTGGATGGGGAAAGGATAGCCGTTATGGCGGTGGACAAACACTGGGGTATTCTCCTAATGGAAAGGACTTCTATGCGGTTTTTTGGCCCGGTGGCTTAATTATCCGTCCTAAAGATGCTGAGCAAATATGGGAACTCATAAAAGACAAGGTTAAACGTGCAGGAGTCGACAAAAGCAGCTTAACCATTGCATGGGACAAAATAACTAATAAGCCAGATGTATCCATCTTTGCTAAAGTTACGGACGTTCATGCTGCTGAAGCGACTGCTGAAAATGCCCTGAGCAGTGCGGAAAAAGCACAAGCAACGGCAGATGCTAACAGCAAGACATTGGCCGACAAGGCTAATCGATCGGAATTGCCAGTGGTACCAACTGATCTGGTCCATACTGGTGAGTTGGACCAGATTAGGACTGATATTACCCAGGCTAAGCAAGAATCTGCCCAGGCGCTGGCTGTTGCAAAAAGTGCAAATACCACTCTTGATACTTCAAATACGCTCGTAGATAAAAAGCCTTCCGAATATCAGGCAGGTTTTTCTCGTGAGGAAAAAGCGGCAGGAGCTCTTGAAGTTACTAAGACTATTTTAGGACAGGATTTAGCCTATAACACAGTTGGGTTACTCACATCTGTAGCAGTTGATAGCGATGGTTCTCGCTGTGTTCGACAACGTTTTGAAGTGATTAATAGTGATTATCCATATACCTTTGAACGTACTGGTACAGGGGATGTTTGGCACTCATGGCATGGGGTTACTGTGTGGGATTAATCTTGAAAGGTGGTGAGAACAATCGATGCGCTGTTAAAAACTAACTATCGAGGAGAATATTCTCCAGAAGAAATGTATAAGAAAATGGACGTTGTGACTAATGGTCATGACGCCTTTTTAGTGTTAATCGACAATAGAGGACACGATTTAAGAAACACCGAGTATTTCATGGCCCTTTCAAAGGGAGATAAAGGTGATCCGGGAACGAATGGTAAGTCGGCCTATGATTTAGCAGTTGAATACGAGGGCTTCAACGGTACTGTAAAGGATTTCCTTAATTCTCTGAAAGGGGATAAAGGAGACAAGGGTGATCCAGGACAGTTAAACGGTTTGGTTAATGACATTGCTATTGATAAATATCCAGATGCTAACCTGCTTACTACAAAGAATATCTATGCAATTAGCGGTACTCAAAAGAATCTTCCTAAGGATAACGTGGCGTCTTCGTTCATGATGGTGCTTGCAAGTGTTGATGGCAAGACTATAACCCAACTTTGGTTTGATCCGGTGAACGTTGAATTATACGTTCGTGCTAAAACAGCAGATACTTGGAGTGATTGGCGGTGGGTAACGTTATGGAACTAGAGCTGTATCAGTATAAGGACCATGTTACTCAAACTATCCAGTCAATCTATGACCGTATCATTGAGCTTTACAAGCTGGAGGTTCAAATTAACCTTGATGATGAACTTGAGATACCAGAGTTGAAGGTTGAGCCTTGCCCAACTGATTTGCAGAACTATGTATTCTACCTTTGGCTGATTAGAGTTCTACAACAGTTAGAAAAAGTTCTTAATGACGTAATTGCTTTCTATAATGACAGTGGTTTTGTTGATGAAGACGGTTATGGAGATACTGCTTTTATTCAATTATATATTCCAAGAACCGAGATATTCTATACCAATGATTATCTTGGAAGAATAGATAACGACTTGAAGCTGGCTAACGATATGGTTGACCAGCTTTTTAAGTACGCAAAACAATTTGAAGATTAAAGGAGGGATACTGTGGCAAATGCAAACACGCGGGTTGTGCTGGATCTGGTAAGGGACACTAATACCATCATTGACTTAACGCCTTATTTTCAAGGTCGGGTCGGGGATAGCAATAGTTTTTTGCCAGTAGCATTGCTTAGTGATGGCCGTGCCACTGACCTAACTGGGAAGGATGTTGTTTTTCAAGGTAACGACCCAGACAACCATCCTTATACCATCTATGGTAATGCACGACAATCAATGCACGCTGATTCATGGAAACGTGGCCGGTTCACTTTTTACTTCCCGGCGGAAACATTCCAAGTTCCTGGTGAGTGGGATGCGGCTTTTATGCGGGTTGTCGATTCTGATGTTGATGACCCAAACAAGTCAACTGCAATTGTTTCTACTCTAAACTTGCATCTTAACGTGCTGCCCGATGACGTTAGCATGGTGGTTACTCGCAAAGCTTATCATTCTGGACTGGAAAGCATCGTTGATGAGTTTAACGCCTACATGGAAGATAAGAAACGCCAAGTCGATAGCATTGCTAGTAGCTTAACTAACAGCTATCCAGAAATAGTTGCAAAGTATCAGACTTTGAAAGCTCTGGATAATTCGGTACAGGAAATGATTAATAATAAACAGGTTGCCACTATTGACGATCTGGGAACGAACCTAATTGAAAACAACATCGGCGGTCTACCAACTCCGGCGATGTATATCGAAAAGGGATTCTACCGGATCCACTATGGATATGCTTATCTTGGTGACCTGGACATCGTTCCGGGCAAGACGGTAGACGCCACTGACTGCGAGCAGGTGGCGATGGTCCAGACTACCGTCTTGAACAACATTGTGTCTCAGGAAGCAACCGTTCAAGCCAAGAACGATTATGTTTACAAGCTGGAGCGGAAGTCGACTGGTGACACGACCTGGTCGAAGTGGCACGCAGTAGCACAATTTTAGGAGGTAATTATATGTTATATTCACTTACAAAAAGTGGGGGGGTAGCGACCTAGCTACTACCCGACTGGCACGGCCTAAGAAGGGCGGTGCTGACTAATGGATTTGAAGCAAATTGAACCGGGACAGAACTGGTTAAATAATATCAATGAAAACTTTAATAAGTTGCTTACCAAGGTAGATGTGAAGGTCGAAAAGACCGAGAGCTATGTCATGCTGAATGGCGTTACTCAAGTATTCGATCATACTACAATTTCTAAGTACCCACTACCAGGTGGTGCATCAGTAAAAAGATGGCAGTTCTGTGCTTATATTAAGCATATGAACAAGAACTCAGATCTGCTGGTTGCAAAAGTACCGGAGGAGTACCAGGAAACCGATAGTCAACCCCATATTGGGCGCTTCCCGGTAAGCCAGAATGGTCACATGGTTGGCGAGTTAGACGTTTATTTTGCTAACACGCCTTGCGACCTTCACTTTGCGTATTCACCACTTATGTCAGATCCAGAGGATTTGAATAATGCGGAAGTAAATCTTGCATTAACTTGGTATTAAATTGATAGACCAGCCTTGTCCCGAGAAAGGATTTAACATGTTCTTGAATAAAATTGGGGGGGGCGCCAGCGCTCTCCTAGTTGACTTAGCAGGCATTCTCCCTAAGGGAGGTGTCGACTAATGGATCTGAACACGACGATTGAAGGACAACGAGACTGGTCCAAAATTATTGAGAATAATTTTAAGCAATTGATTGCTGAGCGAACTTCAACAAGCAATATTGTGCTGCTAAATGGCTGGCAGGCTAAGGATGGGAATAAGGGCTTGGATTGCTACACTTTACTGGATGGAACTAAACTCTATCATTTTTCGGGTGTATTGCAGAAGTCGGTATCACCGAACGAAGCAGGATGGCTTTTTAAGACACCAGCCGCAGGCACTGTTATCGGTAATCCATTTCCGAATACCATCAATATTACTTTTGAAGGAAGTGCTGGTGGTTATCTGGAACTAGGTGTTGGTAATTCGGGTGGAACCGGTGTGTGGTGCCACTTCGTCCCAAACGATGGTGGGGTACATCCGTCAGCCAACAAGCCACATGACATTGAAGTTGCAATGTCGATTGTGTGGTTCGCTAAGTAATCGCTGAACCAGTCTTGTGTCCTGGAAAGGACTAACTATGTTAAATAAATTTATCGGGGGGGGCACGAAAGCCCTTCTAATTAACGTTTTCAGCACTTCAATGATTGGGGGTGCTGAGTAATGGATTTAGCACAAGTGGAACCAGGACAAGGCTGGTTACAAACATTAAATAACGATCTAACTGACTTAGGGAATAAAGGGCCGCTTTTTTGGACTGATTTTCGAGAAACTGGCATGGTTTTGCTGAATGGCTTTCAACAAGGAACCGAAGAGGGCGGTGGACGTCGTTTGTCAGTGCGCTTTCTTAAAAATCAAGCTGGCGATATCCTACTAACCAATATCACTGGCGGGGTTGGTAAGGAAAATTACGATGGTCAATGGACAAAATTTGCCATGATTTCAGATGTCCCCCTTCCAGGAAAAATGTACGTGGCTGCAACTGATAATGTTACTTTGTCTGGAGAAGTTAACGTGCGTGTAGAAGATGCAGACATAACAAAGCATACTGCTACTTTGGCGGTTGGTGGTCATCCGTACTACGGTACCATAAGCGGTTGGATTGATTTTAACCTTATTTATTAGAAAAGGAGGAAACATGAATGGAAAAGAAGTTCAAGACAGTTTATGTCTTTGATACCCGAGTTCCGAGCCATAATTATGTTGGACAACGGCAAGTCGAAGAAGACTACCAGCTCCAACCTAATGAAACGCTTGTCGAACCGCAAAAGGGGCAAGCCAATTATTGGAATGCCGAAACGGGCGCTTGGGTAACGTCAACGGTAGACATCTACTGCTATGACGTTACTAGCAACAACGCACTAAGCGATATGTTCTCCGTGCCTGCGGGAACTACACTCAAGACGGGGCAAACTACTGTTGTTCCAAAGGACGGGTTATACGAGCCGCGGTTTAACGGAACTGCCTGGGAATCTGGGATTACCGAAGCTGAGTGGAATGCCCAGCAACCCAAGACGGAGGTCAAGCCAAGTGCGCAGCAACAGGTGGTAATGCAGCAGCAGGCTTCTATTTCTTCGTTGCAGCAGATGGTGATGAAGCTGACTGCTGATAACGCGGAAACACAACAGGTAGTAATGAATCTTAAGAGTGAACTTGCGGAAGCAAAGAAAGGAAGTAACTAATTATGATGACTGACTTGCAAATGTTGAAGACGTTCTGGAGCTGGGGTAACCATGATCCACAATATTACAAGGTGTTCGTTGGCCTAGGCATTGACGCCGCACAGTATAAGGAAATTACCGGCGTCGATTATGTAGCCGCTTAGTCAGAAAAAACATAGTCGCCACAGAAATACACAATACATAAACAAGCCTCACTCGAACGAGCGGGGCTTTTATTATGGGCGGCTTCTTAGAAAGGTGATTACCTGATGCGATTTTGGTGGCATCCTGCTTTTTGGTTCTTTATAGTGCCAGGTTTCTTGATTCTCTTAGTTATCTTAGTTTTCTTTATTTTGTATTGATGAGGAAGGTAAGAAAATGAAAATCTATTGGCACCTCGCATTTTGGATGTTGATTTTGCCGGGAATAATTTCTGGAATGGTCTTCATCATCAGTGTTCTTATTTTAGGGGTATAATATGAAATTTACTGATCATCCATACTTTAATTTTATTTTCATACCAACACTAATCCTGTTAATTATTTTTGTTAGCGGGCTTATGAGCTACAATTAGACTACATGAAGGAGGCCAACTAAATGTACCAATATCTGGCATTTTGGATTTGGTGGTCTATCTGGATAGTAGGCATGATTTTTGTTCTAATTTCTTTGATAGCATAACAAAATAGTCGAACACGTCAATCACCTTTCTTAGCGTCCTCGAACGGGGCGCTTTTCTTATACCTAAATTTAGAAAGGAGTGAGGTACTTGGATAAAGTTGATTTGATTCCGAAGAGTGACCGGCAATTCAAGATTGACGACACAAACACGCTCTTAAATTTTACGCCGGTCGTTAACAATCAGCCATATACCTTTCCAGCGGAAGACCCCTTATATTTTCAAATTAAGAATGATAGAGGATTTGTCCAGACCGCTAAAGCAACGGTCGACAGTGACTACGTTGGCTTGAGTTCTGGGGACATCGCTAATTTGCCAGTCGGTAACTATGAGCTGGAACTTTGGCACATGAACAAGGCCACCGGTCGAACTGATATTTTCCCGGACAAGGGGTGGCTACCGTTCACTATCAATGAGAACGCCACAGGTAATATTGGCGATAAGGTTACCACCGTTACCATGAAGCAACTACACGATGAGTTGACTTCATCATTACAAGCCCAGTTTGATAAGTTTATGGCAGATGCTCAGTCGAAGATTGACAGTATCCATCCAGAACCGGGCCGGAATGGTACCAGCGCTACCATCATGGTTGGCGATACCAAGCAAGTAGCGGCAAATGAAAAGCCATCTGTGACGAATGTCGGGACCGACATGGCCGCTATTCTGGAGTTCAAGATTCCAGTTGGTGCAATTAAGACGGAACAGCTGGATACTAAGGACCTGAATGAGGTTAGAATCAGCGGCTATTATACTGGCAATTCCATGACAATCGCTAGTGCTCCTAGTACGGGCCAATTCATTCTAAAGGTAGTAGGCCAGGACGATTACTGTGTCCAGCTCTACTATGACTTGCGGCGTGGTGAACAGTATATGCGGACCATGTTCAAAGGTGAATGGAATCCGTGGCGTTGGACTACGCAGTGGAATTGAGGTGATTAGATGCGTCGAAATATTTTCCTCGTATTTATTGGCTTAGAAACCCTAGCAGTTGGCATTTATCTGATGCTTCAAAGGAACGCCTTACTAGACGACCAGAACGACCGAATTATCCACATGATTCATGAAATGGGTAATTACGAATGGTCAGCCATGCTAATGGGACTAGGGCTAGTAGCATTAGTCATTGGGATATTGAACACCAATCGGTATAACATTCAACTAATTCTACTAACGCTTCTTGGAGCGTTGTGGTGTGCGTATTCAATGTTTTTTACTTTGAATGATTTGCACTTCGGCAAACCGTTCCAATTGGGCACCTTATTAAGTATCTTCAATTTTATCTTAATCCTCTTTGACGCATATTTTGGTCGGCGGGGGTGATGAAGTGCACTGGCTAACAACGCTTTTAGGTGGTGGAGCTTTAGGTGGAATTATTACCGCTGCACTAGGATACCTCAGTAAGGTTAACGATAATCAATCGCACAATGAAAAAGTTTACGCGGACCATACAGACGAGTTATTTGAACGGATTGACCATCTTACAGACGAAAGGGATAAGTCCAATCGTCAGGTGGTTAAGCTCCAGGCTAAAATCGAAACGCAAAATAGAACGATCTCCAGTCTGAAAGCTAAGGTTGATAGGCAAAATGAGGTTATTGATAAATTAACTCAACAGATTGGTGAACTCAGCGAGCATATTAAGAGTTTAAGCAAATTGGAACAGGAGGAAATCAAGTCTAATGAAAACAGTAAATGATATTGTAAATTGGTTAATTCAAAGTGGTTATCTGGTGGCTGTCATTATCTTTGCCTGGCAAGAGGTGAAGCCGGTCTTGCAAGCTAAGCAGAAACATGCCAAGACGACGCAGGAAAAGGAACTGCTGGGTCTGGTCAACTCGTTGGCCGATAACGCGGTTAGTTCATTTGTGGGCGTCCAAGGCGTTACGGGACATGATAAGTTCAAGCAAGCAACTCAAATTGTTGGTAGTACCTTAGCTGACAAAGGCTTTGAAGTTCAAAAGGAAACAGTTGACCATGCGGTCCAGGCCGCTTACGAGAAGAGTGCCTTAACTCCGACGGTTGATCCAGATAAGGCACCGCAAACCGGGGTGGTAGTTCATGACTAATCATGGATATGTACTGGACGTGTCCGCCTTTCAACCACAAGCTTGCTACTTCGACTTCTGGTCTAAATGGAAAGCTCGTGGCGTAAAGGGTGGTATCGTCAAGCTCTCGGAGGGCACTGGATGGACTAACGGCTATGGTGCTGCTCAGATTGCCGCTATCAAGCATGAGGGCTTAATGGCTTCTGGTTACCACTTCTCACGGTTCCGGGGGAACTCATACCAGGCTGCACAAGAAGCTAACTTGGCGATTGCTTGTGCTCGCCAGATGGGCTTGCCACAAGGAGCACCACTGGTACTGGATTATGAAGAGCGGCTAGGCTACCGGGCAAGCAACACGCAGGCGGCTATTGCTTTTTTGAAGTGCATTAAGGCGGCAGGTTACTTGCCAGTCTTCTACTCATACTCCGGTATGGCTAGTCTGTGGGACTTTGAAGCTATTCACGCGGCTACTGGTGCCGTCATGTGGATTGCGGCTTATCCTACACTTGCGGGAGTCACTTCACCCAATATGGGTTACTTCCCAGGCATCAGCAACTTCATATGCGCCTGGCAGTTCACTGATAATATGTGGGGCGAACATATCGACGGTTCAATTGATTTAATGGGGGTATTTACTTCAATGGCAGAACAGAAAATTACTAGTGGCGGTCACTTAGACGACTGCCACTTTGAAGATGGCAAGCTGAATGTAGCGGGTTGGTTTGCCAGCGATAAAGCAACAGGTAAGAGTAGCCACTACGTTATTCTTACTGACGAGCAGGGGCACGAATATGCCCGGCAGAGCGTTGCACTGTCAGCTCGCCCGGATGTGGCAAAGGCTTACCCAGATATTCCGGGGGCTGGTCAGTCTGGTTTTGCGGCCAAGTTTGATTACACAGCGGCAATGGCCGGCAAGAAGCTGCGGGTCTACTTCCGGTATACGGACGACCCGGCGGGAAACGGAAATGCTGTTGATTATGTTAGCGAAGCTGATTTGAGCAAATCAGCCGCTTATCTGGACGGTATGAGCGTGTCCTTTGGTAAGAAACTCAATGTCAATGGTTGGTTTGCCTCTGATATGTCCATCGGTAGGAATAATCGTTTTATCATCCTTTATGACACAACGAGTCAACATGAGCTTCAGCGAGTGAAGATTAATCCAGTAGCACGTCCAGATGTTGCCAAGGCCGAAAGAAATGTTTATGGATCCGGGCAATCTGGTTTTAATGCGTCATTCGATTATGATGCTAGTTTGATTGGGCGCAAACTCCAAATCATTAGTCGCTATTCGGGCAGTAATGATGGCAATAGCGACTACGTTGATAATTGGTTTGACCCATTTATGGGTCCGTCTATGCCAGTTCTTGACGGTAAGACGGAACAAACTTTTGTTGCCCACAATATTAAAGTGGAAACCCAAAAGGATGGCAGTTTGCTGGTTAATGCAAAGTAGGTGATAGGATGAAGTCACTTTACTCTGCTGACAACAGTAAGAACTTAGGAAGTTCTGGGACGGTCCTAGATAATTCAGGTCGCAATGGTATTACTCCGCACATTGGGCCTGGCAATCACTGGTTTATTGGGACGTATGATACCGGAGTTAGTGCTCAGGGAACTATCAATGCTTCAATTGACGTAGATAAGCGTACTATTACGATAGACAATAAAACGCTATCTATGCCAGAAACGGTTGATCTCTCCGAGTATTATACGAAGCAAGAAACAGATGAAGCCATTAATGCCCATCAAGTTGATCTGTCAGATTACCTTAAGAAGGACCAACTGCCTGACATGAGTAAATATGCTACTACGTCCAGTGTTGAGAGTATGCTTACGGGGCTTAGCAGTGGGAAGTCACCAACTATCTATGATATGACTATAACATTAGCGGATTTGCAGAACCCTATTTGGGATGGCCCACGGTATATGCACGGGGATAACTCGCCATTTAGGATTGATAAGTTTAATCAGGAGCAAGTTAGGAAAAAGAAGCCAGAAGTTGGTGTGGATTACTGCAAGGGCCTTGATGGAGTAATCAGGAAGCTAACTGGCTATACGGTCGCTACCGGTGAATACTGGCTCAGCTTTGATTTTATCTTGGCCCATGCAACCTCTGTGTATTCCTTTAACGATAGGGTATTTAAGGAAACAGAAGATGTAGATTATACAGCTATGATGAATCCTCAGCGGAATAATCTAAAATTGTATCTGGTTCCTGGTGATCTGCTTATTGACGAGGATAATAATGTTTTTGAGGTGGGATTTTGTTATAACAATTATAACGGTGGCAATCCCAGAAGCATGGCCCAACTGGTTCAACTAAATAGGGAGGCGAAGCCGAATGGATAAAGTCTACCTATACGATGAAGATGGTAATTACACCGGCTACAAAGAGGTATACTCAGACTATCAGCCGCAGCAGTGGGAAACATTCTTGAAGCCTGACCCAACACTGTATAGGCCAAAATTTGATGGAGCTAAGTGGACAGGAGTAACTCACGAGGAATACGACACTGCACGTCAGATTGCTACTCCTAATCCAGAGCAAATTATGATTATGAAGCAACAGGCTCAATTAGCACAGTTAACTGAGCAAAGTAAACAATTACAGCAATTAGCAATGAAGCAGCAGATGCAAATTGCTCAATTACAACAAAATAATAAATAGAAGAAAGAAGGATAGTTCCTTCAAAAGTTAACCGTGACCCGGAGGCGTGTGGAAAGCGTCTGCCGGGTCTTTTTTTGTTTTTCGGTGCATTAGTCTATTTATCGGTGCAAAATCACATGAATATGCACCGATAAATTTCACTTAATCGTGGGGCACTCGTGGGGCAAAATAAGTGTAATTTGCCGAAAATTATTGTAATTCAGCCAATATTATCATTCGTCAAACCCTTGTGCTAGCAGAGAATACCGCGTAGCATCAATAATTGTGATTTAATATAATGACACTTACGAATGGTACCACCTGACGCCAAAGCAGATCGTCGATGACGTTGAAAAGGTCCTCCACGCCCTTTAAGCGTCATTAACTCGGTAAGAAGTAAAATTCTTACCGAGTTTTTTAGTACAGTCGGCTAATCTTCCCGTATATATTTAGTGAGCATCAATTACGAGGAGGATTACTTATGAATAAACTTAGGATTAAGGGCACGCTCACCCTGTGTTCTAC